ACGGCTGGAGAAGGTCAACAATGCCGCCGGCGTCACCGGCACCAACGGCCCGGACGGCGGCTTCGCCCTCCAGGAGGACTTCGCCGGGGCGATCCTGGAGAGCGCCGTGCGGCAGAGCCCCCTCCTGAACCGGCTGGACCGGTACACCTGCTCCAGCGCGGCCAACGCCATGCGGTGGCTGCACGCAGACGAGACGGATATCTCCACCAGCGTGTTCGGCGGCATTCAGATGTTCTGGGCGGCGGAGGGCGCCACGGTGGCGGCCAGCAAGCCCCAGTTCCGGGAGATGAAGCTGGATCTGGAGAAGATGATGGGCTTCTGCTACTGCACGGACGAGATGCTGCAGGACGCCGCTTTCCTGACCGGCTTTGTGGGCAACGGCTTCACCCTGGCGGCGGACCGGCTGCTGACGGAGAGCGTCATTTCCGGCGACGGCGTGGGCAAGCCCCTGGGCCTCCTGAACTCCGGGGCCGTGATCGTGGTGGACAAGGAGTCCAGCCAGGCCGCCGGAACGTTCCAGGGCGCCAACGTCATCAAGATGCAGGCCCGGGCCATGCCCCGGGGCCGGGACCGCATGGTGTGGCTGATGCACCCGGACCTGGAGGAGCAGCTGCCGTATCTGGCCATCCAGAGTGGCGAAGCGGCTAAGTTCCTCTGGAATCCGGAGGGGGGCCTGGGCAACTTCGACACCCAGCGGGTGCTGAACAAGCCGGTGCTGTTTGAGGACAGCTGCCCCGCTCTGGGCAGCAAAGGCGACGTCATGCTGGTGGACCCGATGCAGTACATCCTGCTGAGCAAGGGCACCGCAAAGCAGGACTGGTCCATCCATGTGGAGTTCCTGACGGACCAGAACTGCTTCCGCATGGTGTTCCGCTGCAACGGCGCCCCCAAGGTGAACAAGCCCCTGAAGATCAAGAACAGCTCCAAGACCCGCAGCCCCTTTGTGGCGCTGGCCGCCCGTACATAAGGAGGACAGTATGAATCGGATTTGTGAAGAAGTGCAGTACCTGGACGTATTCGCGCCCCAGGCGGTGGCTACGGCCACGAAAAAGACCAGTACCTTTGTGGACACCGCCGGCGCGGACAGCGTAGAATTCCTGATCTACACCGGCGCCCTCGCCAGCGGGAAGAAGCTGACGGTGGGCGTCCAGACCTCCGCGAACGCCGGCGGCTCCAGCCCGGAGGAGGCGGAAAAGGTGGTATTTACCGCATCCGGCTCCACCCCCGGCCTCGCCGTGGTGAGCTACAGGGTCCGGGGAGACCGTGGCCGCTATGTGGGCGTCACCTTCCAGCACGACGCCGGCTCGGAGGTGGACTGCGCCGTGCTGGCCGCTGTGCGGCCGATGTACCGGCCGCCGGAGAACAGCTGGCATCTGGTGGTGTAAGTCATGACATCCTGGAGCGAGGCGATCAGGGCCCGGCTTATGGCCTACTGCCGGATCGACGTGCTGGAGGATGGAGAAGAGGACCTGCTCAAGACCCTGTATCTCTCCGCTGTCGCGTATCTGGCGGGCGCGGACATCTCTGAGCCGGAGGCGGACACGCCCAGGCGGGCCCAGTACGACCTGTGCGTGAACGCCCTGGTCCTGGACGCCTATGACAAGCGGGGCACCACCGTCAGCGGCTCGGCGCTGACCGACAACCGGGAATACCGGGGGACCTTCCTGCAGCTGCAGGCCACGGAGCCAGCGTCCGAATCGGACACATGAAAAGGGCCGCCCCGGCGGAGGCCGGGGCGGCGGGGCAATCATACGGGATCGCCGTGGTAAGCATCAAGGTCCACCAGGGCATAGGCCGCCGTCTGAGGCGGCGCACAGACGGGAAGCGCCGCAGAGGGCGCCGGAATTTCGCGGCCCAGAGCCTGGGCGGAGATCCCCCAGAGGCCGATAGCGTCCGCGGCCATGTCGATGGCGTCGGCGGGATCCTTCCCCTCCGTATTGATATCCAGGTCCGGCACGTAGACCACATAGCCGTGTTCGGACGGCGTCAGGATGATGGGATAGGCTTGTTTCATGAGAATTCCTCCTTTTGCGGAACAGCGGGGAGGCAGGTGTAACGCTATCTCTGGGGGGCGGGACCATACTCGCGTTCCATTGCGTTTCGGGTGACAATCCACTGCTTGCCATATTTCTGTGCGTCTACACCCTCCACCAGTTTGTGATAGGCGACTGCCTTTCGGAGCGTACTCTCGTGCAGCCCCCAGAGTTCTGTAGCATCCGCAAAGGACAGGAGACTGTCAAAAGGTGAGGACACAGGCACACTGTTTTCCCAGAGTTCGGAGCCGTCCATGTCGATATCATCATTCCAAGAGACACCATAGCCTCCGGGGTCAGTGCGCACTTGACCGAACAGACCGGGAACGTCACGCAGGGGGGCGAAAACAGGCATCCGCTGGATCAGCGGGGTCATGTCGTATTCCCGGCAGCAGCCTTCTGTAAAGTGGACCAGAAGCCTGTAATTTGCCAAAGGGGTCACGGATTTGATCTTGTGAAACATGGGACCACTCCTTTCTGTGCTGTATCGGACCGCACCCCGCTCATACGAGCGGGGGCAGCGTCCGGAAGTTCTGTGTATTCCACATATCTAAGAGTTCCTGCTGATGCGCGGCCATCCACTCCCGAACCATGGCCAGCCCCTTGCCGGGAAGATCCCCCTCCATCATATCCAGCGTCTGAATATCGATGATGCCATTATAGTCACCGTATAGTGCGTGGATATGCGGCGGATTATGCTCCTTACCCAGCAGATACATTTTGATGGTCATACCATAAAAGCGAGCAATCACAGGCATATTCATTTCCCCTTTCTGATTATTATCATATCACGGTATCGTGAAAAAGTCAAGAGAAAAAGGAGAAAATTATGGCGGTTGTCAGTGCCGGGGAACTGCGGAACCGGGTGGAGGTGCTTCGCCGGATCGGGCGGGCCAATCCGCTGGGGGAGCAGACATACGACTATGAGGCGGAGCGCCGGGTGTGGGCCAAAATCGTGCCCACGGCCGGGCGGGGCGAGACCGTTGAGGGAGACATGGAGCGGGCGGAGGTGACCCACCGGATCACCGTGCGCCGGGCCTCCATCCCGAACCTGACAACGGACCTGCGGCTTCGCTTCCGGGGGCAGGTCTATGAGGTCCAGTATTTTTACCCCAACTACCGGGACAGCGGTTTCCTGGATCTTTATGTAAGGCTGGTGATCGAAGATGGCACGCGCAGCTTTTGACGCATCGGCGCTGGCGGCATTTGCCGCACAGCTTGGACAATCCGGCGAAAGACTACGCCGGCAGCAGAAGCCCTTCTTGCGGAAAGAGGCTAACAAACTGAGACAACAGACTGTGAAAGGCGCACGGAGGCTTGGAAAAAAGACGGGAAATTACCTGAAATCCATCAAGCGCGGAAAGGTGTATAAC